CCTGCTGTGTACGGGCTTCAAGTTCACGAGATAGTCTATTTTCAGCCATTATCTGTTCTCCAATTTGAGTACTTCACGAGCATACTGCTCCGGGGTTAGCTTAAATTTTTTCGCCAGCGCAGCTTGTGTCTGGGTCAATTTAATGCTCTTCGGAGCCGTACTCCGCTTAGCTGAAGCAACGACTGTACTCGGCTTGCTTCGTTGAGCTTTTGGTGGCTCGGTTTCCCTGTTTTCAGGGAAAGATTCTGGGAATCGCTTACGTATTGTTTTGTCAATACGGTCGTAATAGTCGTCAGTACCAATATATTCAGGGCCGTACTCACGATACAACTTCTTATGCAACCCCATTGCTGCGTCGGTCATCTCCTCGTCCTTTTGGAACCAATTTGAATTACGACGTTGCCAATCTGCAAACTTTGGATCAACCGGCTGCTCTTTGTTGTCAGCTTGTGATCTTTGTGGCAGTTTTACCTCAGTTTCGTCGTCTTGTAAAGTGGGTTTAAAGTTTTTTGAGCGATCCAACTTTAAAGACGCCTGCATTAAGGCTTCCTGTGCGTCAACTAACTTATCAGTATCGCCCGAATCATAGGCTTCCCGATAGTTGCGTTTTGCTACTTCCACGTCGGTTTCAGCCGCCGCTTGGACCGTTGCTATGTACTCCTGCTCACCAGAAGACAAGGTAGCTTTGAGGCGTTTATTCTCCTCTAGGATGCCTTGTGCTATCCGCAGAGCTTCTTCTTGCTCACGGTAAGCTGCTTCCTTCTCTCGACGCTCGTCATGCCAAGCCTTCTTATACTGCTTAAACTTGGTAATAACTTCTTCGGAATACTCGCCACCTTCTTCTGGGGTCTCCAGTGAGTTAATAATATCTTTAGGAAGGGGTTCCTTACCACGATCTTCTTCCGGGGTATCGTCCTCAATTTCGACGGTGAACTCTTCTTCCTCGTCGCCCTTCATTGTGACTTTCGCCTCAATTTCATCGGGGAACTTGTACTCGTCTTTTTCAAATTCTGGCATATAGCCTCCTTATGCTCGTGAAATACCGCGTGGGTCGTCTACAACAGCCTCAACTGAATCGTCATTAATCAAACGGAATTCCCGACCATGAATCTTCAAACGAGTGCCACTGTTGGGTCGCGCAAGGATAAAGTCACCCTCTTTGCACCACGGACCAGATTGAAACCTATCGCCTTTGTACGCATCAGGCCCCAACTTCACGACAAAAAAGACCGTACTAAGGACTTCCTCGTAGTGCATGGTTGAATCTGCCTTAATAATCCCACTCTCGTACTTTGTTTCGATTTCGGGAATTGCTACCAAAATATGGTAGCCAGAAGGTTGTGGCAGTTGTGTCGCCTTGTCTTCTGCTGTTTCTGGCAGTGTAGATACTTCACCGCTTTCTGTAGCGATGGCTAGTTCAGTCATCAAATTGCTCCAAGTTTTTTGCGAGGTCTATAAGATAAATCTCTACGGCGGTGAGACCTCGAATTTCACCACACATAAATTGATACTCATCAAAGGTCTTAGCTGATCTGTTAGCTATTGCTTCGGAAAGTTGTGTCCGACGCTCCCTTAGTTCTTTAATTGCCGCCTCTATAGCGTTCATTTAGTTCTACCTTTACGCTGTTGCTGCATAGTCATAGCCGCACGGAAACCTTCGCTTTCCTGATTACGATCTAACTTCATACGGTCAGTCTGTGATTTGACTGCCATATTTGCCCCTGCAATTTCTTTCTGAGCGTTAATTCGCTCCATCTCAATTGACATCTGCTTATCTTTAGCTGCTGCATCAAGCTGGTCTTTAGCAATCTTGCGCTGAACTTCTGCCTGTTTGATCTGCAACTCTTGCATCTGCATCTGAATGATTGGGTCTTGCATCTGCTGTTGAGCTTGTTGTTTCTGGGCTTCAGACATGTGCTGCTGTAGCAATTGTTGTGTAGCTTGCGCAGCACGTTGAGATACTTCGACTTCCATCTCTTTTGGAATCATTACATCGTCGTCTTCTTCATAGTTCGGTAATGTAAGACCCATGTTCGCCTCCATCTGCTTGCGATACTCATAGCCTACGTGCTCATTGATATGAGCCATCATCGCTGCTTGCATTGCTTGAACATTTGGGTTCTGTCCAAGAATCTCTTGAATCTTGGGGTCTTGCATTGCACCCATGTGAACTGCAATATGCGCCTCATGATCCTGATACAAAAACGCTTTGACAGGCTTACCCATCAGTAGGTTCTGGTTCTCAGTAACAGGGTCGCGCGGGCGAGTGTCATCCTCCATCGGGATTAACTTGTTCGCGTTCTTAATGCCCAATACTTCAACCATCTGACGATGAAACATCGGCATGTCGTAGAGTTGTGGTGCGCTCTGTGCCAACTGAAATACAGCTTGATACTGCACAACCTTCTGCGACATGGTCGCAGCATTCGGGTCACTAACAGGAACTACATCAACTGAGTCGTAATCACTCTGCTTGGCTCTGCGTGTACCGTCTACTGGCTCATAGCTGTATTCATCAGGAGTAAAGTCCCGAATGATCTCTTTCAACAGACGGAACTCTTCGTGCATCGAGTAGTGAATACGCGCCTGAATCGCAGACATGATCTTCAGGGTGCGCTCTAAAATAGCCAGCGTCGTGCCAACAGGGGATTGGGCAGACATGTCGCTGATCTTGAGATCAGCCGCGCTGGCAAACCTACGGCCTTCATCGATGATTTGATTCATCAACCCAGCCAAAACTTGAGACGGCTCCTTGTACGGCAACAACATAATGTTGTCTTTGACTGTACCGCTTGGGATGTCTACGTCACGGAATTCACCCGGAGAAATAGGTGTATCGTCGCCCTTAATACGCATACCACGGGCTTTCAAACCGCCCGGTAAATTGTTCAGCGTACCTGCATCAACAAGCTGGCGCAGTATTGATGTACCTGACTTTGCAAACGCGCCAATCAAGTGGATTAGACCAAAACAGTAGAAGCCAAAACCGGGTACGTAGCCGTAATGCACGAAGTGATTACGCTTCTGTTGAGTCTTGTCTTCAGGTCTCCAATTGCGGCGAATAGCTAAAACCGTTTGTGTACTCTTCTCAATAGTTACGATGTATGGCAGTGCAATACCATCTTCGTCTTCGTAACCGGGCAAGTCTAAGTCAACGTGCATTTCAAGAAGTTTGTAGCGGTCATCCGTAGTCGCACGGAAACCCATCTTCTCGGCAATCTTCTTTTCAACTTCTTCAATCGTATTAACAGGGTCGCCCAAGTCAACGTCAAGATAAAAGCCCGCAACTTGTAGCTTCTTTAGCTCATTTTCAGTCTTACGCATGACGTGCGTAACACGCTCTGATGTCTTTAGTGAAGACGCGCCATAAGGTACTACGATGTCTTCCGCAGGGACAAAAATAGAAGTCTGACGATTCATTGCTGGATCGAAGTACACCTTCTTGAACGCATTACCAGACAGACCCAAGCCCCACAACATACGCTCGTGTTCAGGACGGTATTCAGGCATCTCTTCTGTCAGGCGATAGTTCATATCGTCCTTGACGCGTTCCGCCGCATCTTTCTTTTCTTGTGTTTCTTTACCGATGATCTTCGTCTTAACAGGGCCAGCGGCTGGAAACGTCTCCATAATCGTCTCAGACTGAAACTTAACAAGAGCTTCAGACATCAGTGGGTGAACCACGCCACACGCACCAGCCCAAGGTTCTGTTCGCTCTTCAAGCTTCATGCCCAGCAAATCAAGTCCGTCTACATACGTCTGCATCCAGTCTTTACGGCTAGATATGTCTTCCTCGTACGCGTCAACCAATTCGGAAGCAAGCAAAGACAACTCGTTGTCTGGAATAAACTCAGCCAGATTTGCGTCAAAGTCCTCGTCGTCCATCTCGCGTTGCTCAAGATCAATCTTAAGATCACCCGCTTTAATATGCACAGCCTCTGGGTCTTCGATCTCAATCTCCAGATCAGGTTCCATATTTGCCTGATTCAACCCCTGCGGGGCTGCATACAGTCCTTTTTCGATGCTCATATAAGTCTCCAATTACCTTCGGTATATTCCTGTGGCATCTCCACAGCATTAGGGGTGGCTGCTACGGCTGGCATTTCTTCATCAACACTCGCCCGCTGTTTAATAAAGTTGTACAACGGCTGATTTTTAGGGTGCTGCAAGACTTTCTCAGCCTCTCTGATGTTACCTGCATAGTCTTTACCGGTTTTGCCCCAAATAGATTTACCGGTGCCATTCCACGCGGTTTCAAACGGAATCTTCAACCGTTGTGCTGTCTCGTACTTATCTAGTATTGCAGCAGAAAACCCTGCTGCTTGCAGGGTAGCGCCACCGTTTATCAGGTTCTCGTATAGCGATACAGCCCGCTTGTTGTTCCTGTTCCAGTCGTTATAGCCAAAGTCTTGTCTACCCTCAATTAGCGCCATCGCTGCTAATTTCTCCGCAGGAATGTCTGGCGCGCCAAATCCTTTAGCTGTCTTGTATGTCTTCAATAGCTGCGCCATTTCGCCCGTGTGGTAATAAGTCGGCATTGACTCAATACCCTCTTTCATCTTGCTCGTCGGGCGAAACGCTGGCATGTACTCGTGTGGGTACTTTTCCCTGTGTTGCTGGCGGGCTTCCGCAGCAATCTTGTTCTGCTTGAGAGCCGCTTCGCGCTTCTCTTTTAGCGTCTGCTTGTCCATTAGTAATATCCTTTATTTCTGCGAGACTTGAACAACTGAATCTCTTCAGGCTCGTCAGTCTCAAGACGGATGAATCCACCCTGTCTAAATCTCAAAAGGGCTAAGGTTGTCGAGTCAACCAAGTCATCATTAATGCCAGACGGGAAGTCGTTGCATTCTTCAATCACCTCCATAGCCCATCGTCTCTGAGGTGCCCACACAATACCCCCATGAAAGAGGCTCGATACTGCGTTTACACGGGCTATCTTGTCCTGCCCTTTGCCGGGGGTAAACTCTTGTACTGGTACACCCATGCGGCGCATTTCTTGAAACAACACCGATCCGCTAGACTTCTTCTCAACCATAAACGCATCAGGTTGCCACTCCTTGTACTCTTCTAATACTAGAGCTTTTAAGTCCGGGTACTCAAGACGCCTCTTAATAGAGTTTAAGAGAATGATGTTGTAGTTGTTGACTTCTTCATTAAAGAACACGCCCCATGTTGTCAGAGCGTTATAGTCAGACCTGTTGTTGGCTTCTTGCGCCGCGTCAAGCGACATGATGATGAATTCACACGCAGGGGCGTCTTCTTCTTCCCACATATTCCACCACTCACGCTTGATTAACGCTCCCTCTTCCGAGGTCGGTTGCTGCATGTACTGTGCGTTCCAGTATCGAATGTCAAGACTTGCCTTTTTCGCCAGCAACTCTTCAACCGGCCAGAATTCGGGCCAGAGAGCGTTCTCGTTTTCGTCGATTGCCGGGAACTCCACCACTTCCCAGCGATCCACATCCTCGCTGCGCTCCATCTGCGTAACAATCTGTCCAGTAAGATCAAGTTTGCTCCATCTTGTCATTACTACAATAATCGCACCACCCGGCATAAGACGCTGTATTGGTCCGGACTGGAACCACTCCCATGCTGGTAAAAACACTTCCGCTCTACCCAGTTTGGCTTCTTGTTCAGAGTGTGGATCATCAATAATAAACAGATCAGCACCACGACCAGCAAGCGCACCGCCCACCCCGATAGCGAAGTATTCGCCCCCGAAGTTTGTTCCCCATCTGGAAGCACTTTTCGAATCAGCCTGTAGCTCAATCTGCGGAAAAATGTCATGGTAGTTCTCCGATCCAACAAGATTTCGCACCCTACGACCGAACTGAACCGCCAAATCAGCCGTGTGAGAGGCCATGATGACCTTCTTTTGGGGGTATTTACCCAAAAACCATGCGGGAGCAAGGTAAGAGATGAGTTCTGACTTGCCGTGACGCGGTGCAATGTTCACAATCACGCGTTTTTTCTTGCCAGCGGCGATTTCTTCGAAGATTTTCGCTAATTTATAGTGGTGCGGCCCCACTTTGTAACCCGGATAGACGTGTTTTACGAAGTCAAGGAAGGAATCTTTGCTAATTTCGCGGTTTACTTCCTCTTTGTACTTCTTTAATAGCTCAGCAGTACGCCGTTTCTGCTTCTCCGGCATCGTTGGCAGTGCTGCGCGTAGCTTATTTAGCTCTGTTGCTGATAGTTTAAGAGTCTCCAAGCCCACTGGACGCCTCCCTTACCTCGACATCTATTACCTGATCTTCCAGCGTATTTAATATACTGAACAGTTCGGTCTCGACTTCTTCAATAGTTTGTATCTTATGTGTTACTTCGCTGCGCTTCTTAAACGCATCGACCCCATCGACTTCGCCAAGCTTAGATAGGGCTGTAATCCGTGCCTTGGCGTCCTTAGCGTTCTCCACCTCGGACACAAGCTTGTTGACTACATATAGTTTTAGGTCAGACAACTCTTCTACGATCATGCAGTTGCTCTGCGCCACCATACCGGCCAAAAAAGCCATCACTTCGTTGGGGTACTTTGCAAACTCTGGCCTGTGGGCAGGGTTGTGCATCATCTGCTTGGCAACTTCCCGCGCAGTATCTATATGTTCTGGGGATGGCTCGATTGGGGTGTTGTTTAAATCAGCGACGAGTTTAATCGTGCGCGCTCTCATTTCTAATTCTTCATGAGGCGACAAGTGTGGCATGGCCTCTAAGGCAGAGGCTGGCAGAGGAATATCTTCCTCGATATTGGGGACAATCACATTCATTAAGCTTCCTGTGGCCTATGTGATGATTTGTCGAATATATCACAAAATTTTTGCAAAATATTTTTTTGGGGGGATGTTCTTTTTAGTAAGGGGGGGATCACGGGGGATTGGACAAAGCTCGAAGTATAAATATTAGTGATGGGGGTGGGGTATGAATATATTTGTTGATAAGTACCGACGTTTTCGTATTTTGGAATTTTTGCGGATCGTTTGTGCGGAACAGAGTGTATAGGGAGCGCATGGTACCAACTGTGTATTCAGGGGGGTGGGGGGCAGGGGGGCTAGGGCGGATTGTGCGCATTTACTTGACATATAATCTGTATCATGTAGAATTCAATTACCGGATGAAATTAGTGCCGGTTACTTAGATAGAAAGGGCAGACACAATGTCTACCATCAAAACCCCAGTCGAGATACTCGACGCAGCTGTTCAATCACTCGACTCAGATGTTCGTTTCATGAAGACTAAGCTCGCAGCATTGAAGAGCGGCAAGGTACGTAACCTACTGTCAAGACTGATGCAACCACTGCTCTACGCAGTAGGCGAGACAGGTAATGTGTACGTCAGTGTGAACTACGGCAAGCCTGAGATCAACGTGACGATGTATCGTCTCGACAGTCTGAAGCAGCGTGAGCTTGTATGGGCGCTTGAGTACTTGACCATTGAGACTGACAAGCTCGGCGGCAAGACAAGGACGCAAGACTGGGCAGCAGCAGTTAACCGTGACTTCATCTTCAGTACTGATAAGTGGGATGCAAGGATCAGTGCTTACGTCAAGGATGACAGTGAGACGTGCCGCAAGGTAGTGATTGGTACTGAGATGGTCGAGCAGCACAAGTATCAGATCGTGTGTGACTAAACCAAACGGGGAGGCGAAAGCCTCCCCACTTACGAAAGGGATGAGTTATGAAAAACATATGGTATGTGCGAGGCGACCCAAATGCGGCGGGTGAATGGCCTAACCTGTTTACCACTAAAGGAATGGCGGAGCATTATGCGCGTGTGATGTTCCCGGATGAGTCGCCAGACAATCAGTATGCGCGCGTTTTTTATCGTGAGGTATTTGAAGAAGGAGATGAGTTATGAGATTAGTATACGATGGGAGCGACGGCGCTCCGGTAAAGTGCGGCGATACAGTGCACGTAGACGGCACACCATACTACGTGATGAGCATCACTAAACCACACAAGCCAGCCAGTACAGGTCGAGTGTTGTGCAAAGCGATGACCGAAGAGGCTTGGGTATGTGAGTGGTTCCCCAGTGTAATTGGTGCAACTTGGATAGAAAGAGAAGACAGATGAAAGACTTCGCTGATTGGATTATCGTTGCATTGTTTGTAGCAGGTATGGCATACCTTGCAGTCTTCACTATGTAGTACCAAGCCCGCTTCGGCGGGCTTTTTTACGTCTTGTGGATTTGATACCAGTTATTAAAGAGCGCGAGCGTCACATCGAACGCGCGGGGCGCGGGCGGCTTATTTAGTGCCCTATGCGTGAATAGGGCGCTATTTACTTGACATATAGACTGTATCAGGTAGAATTCACTTATCGGATGAACAGTCTATTTCGGATTGTTTCCGATACTTTTAAGAAAGGTTAGTCATCATGGCTACCAAAAAACTTCCAGTTGTACAGGCTATTGAGTCCGCTTTTGAGTTTGTTTCTCTCAAAGATGCGGCGTACAAACAAGCGGCGGGTTTTGAAACAAACAATGACACTCTCAATAGTGTCGCGCATTATGTTCGCATGACTAGTCCGAATTATCCGCACGATAAGGATGAAGTTATCGACACAATGCTGGCCGATGGTTATCTGTTAAAACTCTCAGAAACGAAGCGGGGCGCGCCCCGTGAGTTTGGGTACGTTGATGGTAATTACGTTGACGTTTCTTTGCTTGCGTCAAAACCGAAAAGCGTTGAAGTTTTGACTATTGCGTATGCTACCGGCCTGTCGAACTATGATTATCGCAAGTTAGATAATCCAGACAAGAAGGCCGTTGTTCAGCAAATCCGCGAAATGGCGTCAACGTATGTTTCTCAGCGTAAGGCCGCTTTGCACAAGAAACTGGATGAGATCGACAATCCAGAGAAAGCAAAGAAACGCGGCGATAACAAAACCTTCCGCAAGCATTGGGAAGATACTTTTGAAAACGGCGAAAAGAAGGTAAAAATCGCCGTGAAGTTGGGTGACCCAGATGCCGATCCGAAACTGTATAACGAAGCAGTCGCGGCCTTCTGGGCGGTGATGAATCGTAAGAAGAAGTAAAACCCGATGCCCCGCCGAAAGGCGGGGCTATTTTTTTGTCCCCGATTTTTGAAACCAGTTATTCAAGAGCGCGCGCGTGAACGATAGCGTGTGCGTGATTTAAGCAAACGGTAGATGACACCCCGTCAGGTGTGGGTCTGCCGACGCTTCGCTATTTAGTGTCCTAACCCAAAATAGGTAGCTAAATAAGGTTCTATCATTTACCGTTTGCTTAAATGATGCGCCGTTCGTCGAACGGGCGGTTTTCTGTTCCGGTTGTTCCGGTAGTGTTCTGATAACAAAGTGTGTTTTTGCTTTTAAAATCAATGACTTACGCTTGTTCCGGTTGTTCCGGTCATTTTAGGGGGTCAGGCAAGAGATGTGTTTTTTAGGGAAAGCTCGAACGGCTCGGCAAGTGCAAAAAAACACTCAGCCAACCATACCCTCTATTTTCACCGGAACAGAACAACATACTATATATAGTATATTTATTTAATAAAAAAAGAAAAAAGCTAGGTTTTATGCGGCATCTCAGCCTTCCCTTATTGTTCTGGCAACACCCAAAAGACCGGAACAAGCCACGACAGAATGCGGGTTTTCAGCCCTTTTCTGTTCCGGTTACCCATCCAACACCGGAACAACTTTCGTATTTAAACCCCTTGTACCATATGTCAATTTATAGTATAATAATAGAGTAGTAGAGCAGTTCAGCAACACCGCAGCACAACACAGCGTCGTTAATTATCAACCTACACAGCAAAGGGCACTAATCATGAAAACCTACAACATGAAGCAAGTTCGGTTCGAAGCATCGTTTGAGCAACTGCCAGATGACGACCACGAGATGCAACCCCGCTTTGGCATGACCGATAGCGAAGCGCATTCCATCTACAGCTACACCGACTGGTTCTATGACGGTGACGAAGACGCATTCAGCGTCATCTAAGAAAGGAATACATCATGGTTCACGATCAAATCGCGGCGTTGTTACAGGCTTGGCACTACTTCAAGAAGGGGGAGGGCAGCGTTGAAGAAATGGACGCTGCCATTAGCTACTTGGCGATGAAGGCAAAGGTTGAGATGTTCGGCGTTGAGGGTGAGCAAACCACATTCAAACCGTTCGAGCATTACTTAGTCAATCCATCCGGTGATGAAGTAACAGATGTTGAGATAGTGCAGTTCGGTGTACGCGCCATACGCGACAACGGCAGTCACAGGGTGCTAAGCAGAGCGTTGGTTAAACAGTAACCTAACAGACAAAGGGAGCTAATCATGGGCAAAGTAAAACAAGCAATGCTTAACGACTACTTGTACAACACAGAGCAAGGACTGCCGACATGGCGTCCACCGATCAGCGCATCGAGGGCAATGGCATTGCGTAACGCTAAGCAACACCTCGCTGACCGTGAACCAAAATGCGGTGAACTGTGGGAACTAGCGGCTCAAATGCAGCGAAACAGCGAACAACATTGGGAAGAGAACATGCCCGATCTGATGGGCGAAGCGTTGGCGCAAGCCGAGATGGATTTCTTGGGGTCAACGTGGTTTCAACTGGAACTAGACTTGTGGGAGGGACAACATGGTATCAACGAGCAAACTTACTGGGACGTGGCAGGGTGGGGGTCATGTGAGTAACACAGCACACTTAGCCATTGCGTTGTACGTCAACGCACAAGGGAGACTCAACCGCTACGAGGAGGGGCAAGCGGCATACAAGGCAGAACAGCTTGCCTGCTTTGCCATACTCAAAGAGTGGGTTAGACAACACATACGTGAGAAGGACGAGATGTACGTGCTCAACGAGTTCATGACCGAGGTCGAGGGGCGGGGGTACATGTTCGAGCTACGCAATATCAAGTGGGGTAACGGCAACGATCCGTTATATTTATTGGTTCAGCATACCCTGTACGACATGGCAGAGACCTTTGGCTGCAAGCCACACAGCAACAACTCTACGCCCTATGCGCTGGAATACTCTTGGGTCAAGGGTAGTGGCATGGAGTACGACACGGTGCGGCTTGGCAACTACGCCTATGCAGTCGGGGTCAAGGTCGAGGTCGAGACAGCGGCTGATTTCTTTATAGGGGAGGAATTATGACCGAGCAACACGTCAGGGAGTGCATCGTATGTGGGGCGGAGGTAGCTCACCAGAGGTGGGCTTTGGGATACAAGACTTGTATGCCATGCGGAGAGAAAGCAAGCAAGCTGGTGACACGCACTATCGCACCGATGCACAAGAGCAACTACATGTTAATTACAGACCTAGCTGATCTTAGGGGACTAAACAACAAGGGAGGGTTAGTGAAATGAAACAATACGGCTATGAGATTCTTTGCACACTGTACTGTGCAACCATGCTGTTCACCGCTGTACTAATGATGGGGGTATGAAATGGAACGAGCAATCCGTAGACACCACGACGAGCGGGTCAAAGCAAAGACCAAGCGCAAGATGCAAGCGTGGGGTATGACTGTAACACCCAAGCGCGTGGGTATCCAAGCGGCAGTGCACAACACCTGCTCATGCTGGATGTGTACCGAAGCGCCGTACGAGAACAAGCGCAGAGCGTCGCGCGACCTAACCAAGCTGGTCAAGGAGGGGGAGCATGAAACCTGCTAGAAAAGTAATACGCGACATCAAGCGTATCCTGCGACGGCAGAAGGGCACAACAACCGAGCGCGAGTATCTGTTCGCGCACATGAACCAAATCAAAGGGAGACTAGGATGGAGATAAGGAAAATTCACGAGCCAATCGATGCGCGTCCGTTGGAATCTGGGGCAGTACAGAAACTGTATCGCTTCAAGAACAACTACGGAGCGTCGGTCGTCAAGGGAGAGCATACCTACGGAGGGGAAGAGGGGTTGTGGGAACTCGCGGTCGTAACCTTCAAGACCAATGGGAAGTTCAACCTGTGCTACGGGACACCGATCACGGAAGACGTGGAGGGTCACTTGACTGACGATGCGGTAGAAGAATTACTAACCAAGATCGAAGCGTTGCCCGTCACACCACTAGCTAACGAGACCAACGATGCAGTGCATAGGGAAGACATCAACGGTATTAAAGACACGGAGATACACAAATCATGAACTACGAAATCCTAGCTATCGTACTGGGCGTGTGGAATATATATCTTCAGCTACGCTTGAATGCTAAGCGTCGGCAGACCCAACGTCTGATGTATTCGCTCGACAAGATCGCGCACAAGAAGTGGAGGATTGTCACGACCGAGGGCGGCTTCGACATCATCGACCACGAGGGAGACAAGGCAATCAGCGTGGGGGTGAAGAGTGGAGGTAAATAACTGGCATCTATTCTTCGCCGGAACCTTGTTCGGCATGGGCTTGATGATACTGGGAGCAATCTTAGCCCACGTGTACATCTATTTTGTTTAAACCCATTGTGTTATATGTCAACCTGTGTTATACTTATAGAGTGGTAAAGCAGTTCGCAGCAAGCAGCCGCTAATTAACGTCCTACAACGAAAAGGGTACTAATCATGGTCACATTGAACAAACCGCAGCACATTACATCACTTGCAACCGCAGGTCTTTTGGTCTCAGTCGAGGTCAACGTATGGTCAGCTACCAAGCAAGACCGAGCCATCAGCAATGAGGTTACTACGGCAAAGAAAGCCGACAGCAACGCAGGCCGCTTCGTTAAGAATCTCTTGGCGAACAACATTGATCACAAGAACCTGCTGAACTATCGTCAGACGATCTACAACTGGATGGTGCGTACCACCTACCCTTGGAACAAGGCACAGGACTTTCTGCCGCACGTATCGCTACCTGCGTTCATGGCAGAGTTTCACGCCCACGAGGTCGAGTTCAACCGTCTGCTAGATGAATTCTGCGCGAACTACAGCACGACTGTATCGAACATGGCGTTCGCACAGGGTCAGATGTTCAACCGCAACGACTATCCGGACGTGTCCGAGGTGCGTAGCAAGTTTGGCGTCACACTATATACAAGCGAGATTCCGGTCGGCGACTACCGCTGCACGATAGCACAAGACCTAGCCGATGATCTAAACAATCATTACAACAAGCAAGCGCAGTCGATTGTCCAGAAGATACTTGATGATCAGATGGATCGCTTGGTTGACGTGATGGAAAGCCTCTCTCATTGCTGCGGTGTGGATGAGTACACAGCCAAAGATGGCGAGTTGAAGCAGAAGAAACGCAAGATTTACGAGGGCACGGTGGATAAAGCCAAAGAGTACTGCCGTGTGTATAAAGACTTTAACCTGACGGATGACACAAAGCTGGACGAGGTAATCACTCGACTCGATGTGGCACTGCGCGGGGTCAATGCAGATATTCTGCGCGACTCAGACGCAGCGCGTTCGCAGGTCAAGGAAGAAGTAGAGGACATCCTGTCCATGTTTGCACCACGTAGCATCTAATTAACGTCCTACAACCGAAAGGGTACTAATCATGTCTAAAATTAACTTCAGCGACACAATCACAATCGACAAAGCAGCAGTGATGATTCCTCTGCTCTCAGCTACACGTGAGGGAGATGATGGTCACATCACGCCGATCTTACTGAGCGAGCCGGGCGTAGGTAAGACTTCTACTCTGAAGCTGATGGAGCAAGCGTTGGGCGATGAGTATGACTATATCTACGTAGACTGTCCGTCCAAAGATTACATGGACATTGCTGCAACGATTCCGAATCACGAGACCAAAGCTCTGGAACAGTACATCGGTTCGCTCTTCAAGCTGGGCAATGGTCGCAAGAAAGTGATCATGCTTGACGAAGCGTTTAAGGTTCCAAAGCTGATGGGTGTGCTGTTCACTAGGCTGATGCTTGAGCGTATGGTCGGTGACGTACCACTGCCGCTTGGGTCTATCGTGTATGGCACAAGTAACAACGGAAGCGATGGCGTAGGTGACAACGTGCAAGCTCACCAATTGGATCGTGTCTGCTTGTTGCCGATGGCAAAGCCTGATGCGCGGCGTTGGAATATATGGGCGACAGCTAATGGTGTTTGCTCTGAGCTTCGTGCGTTCGTTGCGATGAACCCTCGCATCCTCGCGTCATATCGTGACGGTGGGCAGGACAACAACGAGTTCATCTTCAACCCGAGCAGACAAGGCAAGTTCGCGTCACCACGTACCCTGTTCAAGTGCAACCGCACGATTATGAACAGAGACATTATTGG